AATCACTGCGCTGCAGTTCTATCCACTTGTGGATTGCGTGAAAACACGAATCTAGTGCGTCTAGCCGTTCATTATTACGAGTTATTACATGCTTCATACGGGCCTATTAGCTGAACAAATCGCGCTGGAAAGGGACCAATTGAGGGGTGGCAGAGAAAAACTCAGGAACAACACAGCAAAGCTGGAGGACAAATCGTATGCCTCTGCCTCTGAGTACGGCATCAGCTCCATAGACACCCTCCTTCCTTTGGTGATTGCTGTGATGAAGGACACCAACAACCGGATTCATGAAGGCAAAACCGGGGTGTCTTTCGCTGAGATCAAGCACTTCCTTGTTGATCTTGAGTTTGAGGTGGCAGCAGCCATCGCCTGCAAAGTCACGATTGACATGGTGTTCTCAAGCAAACCACGGGCAAACCTCGTTCAGAACGTCACAGACGCCCTTGGCACTGCTGTTGAGAACGAGTGCATGCTGAGCCACTACGAACGCAACGTGCCAAGACTGCTGCACACGCTGAAGAAAAACTATTGGCACAAAGCATGTGGCACAGGTCAAAAGGTAAAGGTCATCAGAACATTGATGAACCGTCACGACGTTGACCACTGGAAGGCGTGGGGAATCAAAAACAGGATCAAGCTTGGAACTTGGATGCTGGATTCAGTCTGTAAGGCAAGCCAGTGGTTCGATAAAGAGCTGAGACGAACAGGACGCAAGACCGAGACATTCATTATCCCTACACCTGATTTCTTAATGATCAGGAACTCCGTGATGTATCAGGCAGAGCTGTTCAGCCCTCTTGCTTGGCCGATGCTCATCCCACCAAACGATTGGACAGAAAAAGGACAGGGTGGATACGTGCTCAACGAAATCATGGACAACTATCCTTTCGTTCGGCGGGGCGATCCCACCCTTATACAGGGAAAGAAAATCCTAGAATTTGTCAATCAAATTCAGGGGGTTGCCTACACACTAAATTCATTCATCGTTGATGTCGCTAGGACATTAGAAGAACGAGGACATGTAGTAGGTAAATTTGTCCCTATTGTTGATTTACCACTGCCTAACAAACCTTTAGACATCGATACGAACAAAGATTCGGAGATGGAATATAGGAGAGCTACAGCAAGGGTAATGAACGAAAATGCACAGCAGTTCAAGCGTTCTTGTCGTACAAGAATGACCATGAACGCAATCTCTGTCTTTGAAGATAAAGAAGAGTTCTACATACCATGGTCATGCGATTACCGTGGTCGTGTCTATCCAATTCCCTCACTGCTTACACCACAAGACACAGACTTTGGAAAAAGTTTGTTGCTCTTCAAGCAGAAAGCATTTATGACACCTGCTGCAGAAGGTTGGCTTAGGTTTCAGGTAGCTACTACCAAAGGACTAGATAAGTCAACGATGGAGGATCGTAAGAACGATACACTCCACAATCATGAAGTCATAACAAGAATTGCTACTGACCCTATTGGAAACATATGCGACTGGGAAAAAAAAGACGAGCCGTGGCAATACCTAGCTGCTTGTCATCATTACTACCATACTTGCATCTTATGTGACTGGAACTACACAAATTTACCTACGGCTGTAGACGCTACTTGTAGTGGTCTTCAGATACTTGCAGGACTAGCTAGAGATGCATCAACTGCACGTCTAGTTAATGTACTTCCAAGTGACAAACCACAAGATGCATATAAGGTCATTGCTGAAGTAGCAAAGCCCAATGTTCCAGAATCTATCCGTCCACACATGGATAGAAAAACTACAAAAAGGACTGTTATGACAGTGCCTTACAACGCCAAACCTTTTTCAAATAGATCGTACATACGAGATGCATTGAAAGAGAAGAAAGTAGAAATAAGCAAAGAAGATCTCACTGAAACTGTAAATGCTGTACGTGCAGCAATGAATGAAGTAGTTCCAGGTCCAATGAGGGTAATGAAATGGATCGAAAGCGAAGTAGGTAAAGCAATAGATAGAGGTGCAAGAGAGTTGAGATGGACAACACCATCTGGTTTCAAAGTCAGACAAAAGCTGATGAAGAAACAACTAGAAACAGTTGAACTACAACTACTAGGTAGATGCAAGATTAAAATTGCAACACAAGATGGAGACAAAGTAGATAAATCACATCATAAAAATGCAACTGCACCCAACCTAATTCATTCACTCGATGCAAGCCTACTCGCTCTATCTGCAACACGCTTCAACGCTCCGTTGGCCGTCATACACGACTCGGTTTTATGTCGTGCTACTGACATGGACACTCTTTCAGCCATTGTTCGTGAGACATACATGCATTTATTTGCGGAACACGACTACTTAACGTCGTGGGCCAAACAAATCGGAGCTGAATCCGAACCACCGATTATCGACACACTAAAACCTGAGTCTGTAATTGAATCCACATATTTTTTCTGTTAATGACCCGAAACACATTTGTAACCGAACAGCCTGTAATCCTTGATGGGTATCAAGCTGTTATGAAACCGTCTAAGTTTGGCTATTCACTGGCAGCTATTGTTGACCAGGCAATGATTGACAAGCTAGAAGACGATAGAGTTGATTCTCTTAAGTGGGCTGAATCTAAACTGAAGAATCCTAAGCGTTCTAGCTTGAAGCCTGAACCTTGGGAAGAAGTAACAAAAGAACAATATCGAGTTAAATTCAGTTGGAATGAAGAGGCTAGACCACCAGTAGTAGATACTGACGGTACTCTGATTACAGACGACAATCTTCCGCTTTATAGCGGATCAAAGGTAAAGCTTGCTCTCTACCAAAAGCCATACATTCTCCGTGATGGTGTCACCTATGGCACTAGCTTGAAACTAAAAGGGATTCAAGTTGTCTCCTTGTCTTCGTCAGCTGGCGTTGATGTTGGTGATATGTCTACTGAGGATGTAATTGATCTATTTGGAACTACAGCAGGATATAAGGCAATGATGCCTAATGTTTTACAAAACGAACCAAGTTCCGTAGAGGATAGCGACGACTTCTGATGGCTTTTCGCTCAGGTCTCGAAGAGCGGGTAGCTGACCTGCTTGTCGATCTGGGTGTCAAATACGAATATGAATCTACTAAAGTCGATTATGTTATATCTCATATCTATACTCCTGATTTCGTACTACCTAACGGGGTAATTTTAGAATGTAAAGGATATTGGGATGCAGCTGATAGACGGAAGATCAAGACAGTAAAGGAACAACATCCTGAACTAGATCTACGTATGGTATTTCAGGCACCCTTCAATACAATCAGCAAAAAGTCAAAGACAACCTACGCCAAATACTGCGACAAATTAGGAATCCCCTGGACGAGCTTTGCAACAATACCAATCCACTGGCTTAAATGAGTCAGAATTTATAGAACACATACCGTGTCAACAGTGTGGCTCATCTGATGCAAATAGCTTGTACTCAGATGGTCACACCTTTTGTTTTAGATGTCATGCAAGGACGCATGGCAATACAACCACCAATCACAATCAACAAGTGTCAAATGTACAACTTCAAGGATCAGCCGGAAGGTTGCAGTCAAGAGGAATTTCAGAGCGTACTTGTGAACAGTTCAAGACATACAAAGATGGTCAAGGCCTCTTACGCCACTATTATTTCAACAGTGATGGAAAGGTTGTCGGAGCAAAGGTAAGAACAAAGGACAAAGATTTCAGCTGTGAAGGTGAAGTCAAAACACTCTTTGGGATGCAAAACTTCCGTCACAAGACAACAAAGAAAGCATCAAAACTGGTCGTAACTGAAGGTGAGATGGATGCTATGTCTGTCTGGGAGGCACAACCCAACTGGGATGTGGTTTCTATACCTAATGGGGCACAATCAGCAAAGAAAGCCTTTCAGAATAACTACGAATGGATCAACCATTACGACAAAGTAGTTATCTTTTTCGATAACGATGAGGCAGGCCAGAAGGCTTCTAAAGAAGCAGCAAGTGTATTACCACCAGGCAAGGCGTTCATCGGCTTCCTAGAGGATTACAAGGACGCTTCAGAGGCACTCCAGGCGGGGGACAGTGAGGCTATTAGAGCAGTACATAACTATGACCATCTTCAATACCAACCTGACGGAATTGTTGATGCAAAAACACTTCTTGAATTAGTAACTACCCCTTCACCAGCAGCAGATCATGACTACCCATTCAAAGGATTACAAGACAAGCTACATGGGATCAGATACGGCGAGCTTGTCACGCTTACTGCAGGTTCTGGGATCGGAAAATCCAGCGTTCTTAAAGAGCTATGTGTTGACCTTCTCAGCAAGGGAGAGCGGTGCGGTTACCTGGCGCTTGAGGAATCTAATAGAAGAACAGCCCTCGGACTTATGTCGGTTGCCGCTAGAAAGCCTCTACACCTCGGGGAACAACAACGAAGCGAGCTAACAGAGATCTTTGACAAAACTATTGCTAAATGGAATCTTCACCTGTTTGACGGGTTTGGATCTTATGACCCTGACCATATTTATAACCGTATTGAATATATGGCAGCAGGTCTTGAGACAAAGGTCATCTTCTTGGATCACTTAAGCATTCTTTTAAGTGGTCTTGAAGGAGACGAGCGACGAATGATAGATACCACTATGACTAAATTAAGGTCATTAGTGGAGCGCACAGGCATAGCAATGTTTCTTGTTTGCCATACAACAACACCTCCTAATGGACAATCACACGAAGAGGGTGGACGTGTACAACTACGTTCTCTCCGAGGCTCCAGAAGTATTGGCCAACTTAGCGACTCAGTTATTGCACTCGAAAGAGACCAACAGAGTGATTCTGAACGGAATGCTACAACAGTGCGAGTACTTAAAAATCGCTATTCAGGCGAAGTTGGCGAAGCCTGTCAACTGAAATACGACCTTGATACTTGTAAATTTAATGAAACTGAATCCCATTCCGAGTTCGATCCAACAACAGATTTTTGAAGCTGAACAAGATGCTTACAAAAAACTGATTAAAGATTTTCAAAAATCAAAACTACACAGACCTAATCCACCTACACCTGAAGCAATCAAGAAAGCTCAGTTTGTAGATAAAACATACGAATGGAAAAATGCTGGTATTCGATCTGGAGACAAACGGACTCCTCAGTGATGTTACCAAGATCCACTGCCTTGTTATTTACGATAGCGAAGCTGATCAAACGATTATCTACAACGATGAAGGTAATCAAGAACCGGTTGTACGCGGCATTCAACGTTTAGAGGATGCTGAAGTATTAGTCGGACACAATATCATTGGATATGACATTCCAGTGATACAAAAACTATATCCTTGGTTTGACCCAAAGTCTCTGTTAGTTGACACCTTATTGCTGTCACGTCTATATCACACCGACATGTTGGATGTAGACAGAAAATTAGACAAACCAAACATGCCATTGCAACTACGAGGCAGACACTCACTAGAAGCATATGGCTACAGATTAGGTGAATACAAAGGAGAGTTTGGAAAGACTGCGGATTGGCAGGAATGGTCACCAGAAATGGAAACCTACTGCGCACAAGATGTAAACGTCACAATCAAACTATGCGACCACTTCCACAAATTCCTGAGTGGATCAAATTAGAGCACAAAGTAGCTCAGATACTTACAAAACAAGAAATACATGGATGGCATTTTGATGAACGCGCTGCATGGGAACTTGCATCGTCTCTCAGAACAGAGCTTGAACAAACTTGTGAGCTATTACGCGACAGGCACCCTTTCGTTGCAGGATCAGAATTTACTCCTAAACGAGATAACAAAACATCTGGATACGTCAAAGGCTGCACATTCACAAGATTAAAAGAAACAAATCCCACATCAAGAGATCATATTTCATGGATCCTGCAAACATTTCATGGCTGGAAGCCGACTCAGATGAGTCCTACTGGGAAGCCGATTATCGACGAGATTGTATTGAAGGAGACGGCTGCATCAGGTGGGCCATCGATTGCTTTGAAATTTCTGAAATGTCTCGATATTACGAAGAGCTTGGGGATGATCTCCGAAGGCACCAACGCATGGCTCAAGCTGAATACGAATGCTAACCGGATACATCATCATGCAAGCGTTGCAACGAGCACACACAGGTGCGCCCATAGAAACCCAAACCTCGCACAGGTCAAAAATGAAAAAGAATTCAGAAAACTCTTCACTGCAACACCAGGACAACTCATGGTTGGTGCTGACCTTGCTGGTATTGAACTTAGGATGCTCGCTAGTTACCTTCATCGTTATGATGGCGGCCGCTACGCAGATATCCTCCTCAATGGAGACATTCACCAAGTTAATGCCGACGCCATCGGGGTTACTAGGAGACAAGTCAAAACCATTAGCTATGCCTTCATCTACGGTGCCGGAAATTCCAAGATTGGGCTTTCCTATGACTCAACCTTAAGTGAAGCACAAGCAAAAAAGAAAGGTAAAGAAATTAGAGAAGCATTTGTATCTGCTATTGATGGATTGTCGGAACTACTGGAAGCAGTTAAAAAGAAAGTTAAAGAGAAGGGATTTCTTCTAAGCATAGACAAAAGGCCAATCAAAGTAGATAGTCCTCACAAAGCATTGAACTATCTTTTGCAGTCATCAGCGGCTGTGATTGCAAAGCGTTGGATGGTCATCAACGACAACACTATTAAAGAAACAGGGTTGTGTGCATCACAACTCGCATTTATACATGACGAATTACAATTCGAGTGCTCACCAGAACACGCAGCAGATTTATCAACATCCTTGGTATATTCAGCTGCAGCAGCTGGAGAGTACTACAACTTACGAATCCCCATTGAAGCAGAAGCTAAACAAGGGAGAGACTGGTCAGAGGTACATTAATGAAATTACTCATTGATGCTGACTACATAGTCTACAAAGCCTGTGCAGGTGCAGAGGAAGACATTGATTGGGGTGATGATGTAATCACAGTGGTCAGTCGCTTTTCTGATGCAATGAAACTGGTAGAACGTGACTTAACGCGAATCAAGAACGAGTTTATGTGGGACACTCCCACACTCATCTTGTTTTTCAG